TATCTTGTCTTGAATCCAATTTTTGGTTGAAAATTATCTTGACCAACAGCTCTCACCATTTGAAGTGGAACGTATGGGCAATAGAATATACCGGCATCATACTGAGATGATCCTTTATATCCAACTACAAAGTATTGTTTAGCTGCTTGGTTTGCAGAATATGGATCGATATAAACTTTATATCTTCCATTAAGGATTCCAGCAAACGTATTTCCTGTATCATCAACTTGTAAGTTGTTGTTTAAAGCAGGAGCGTAATCTAATACACCAGCCATTTGTAAAGCAGAAGCGACATCTGAAGAAGTTATCAGAATGTTACCTTTTCCTCTACGTGTTCTTTGAGCGATAGCGTTAGCTTCTCTTTCTACTTGGAACATTAGTCCTTTAAATCTTTCAACTGACCATCTTCCGTTAGAGTCTGTGTCTAAATCGAAAACACCTTCAGTTGTAGTATTTACAGTACCTGTGTTAGCAGAAGCACCTTTTTCAGCAACGATATAGATAGTTCTTACGATCTCTCTATTGATCTCAGAAAGGATTTCTGAAGAAAGAATATTTGCTAATTCTGTCTCAGCATCCAAACCGTGAATTGCTTTAAGGTCTTGTGCAAGTTCCATTGTGTATTCAGCTTTAAGAGCTCTTGATTTAGCAGTTACAGTCGATTTCTCGATTGAAAACGCCATTTCAGCAAAGCTATTATTTGAAGTATCACCTAGAGCTTCAGCAGTTGAAGTAGCCATACCACCTTGTGCTGTGTAAGCGCCAGCTGGGCTGTCGTTTAACAACGCTGGGTTAGTACCTGATTGACCACCACCTAAACCGTCAACACCACCTAATGTAGAGTCGCCAGCTGCGTTTCTAGCAGAAAAATCAGTATCAGCTTCGTTGAATAAAGCTTCTGTTCCTGCTTGTGAAGCGTATTTTGCTCTCATAGCGAAGATTAGTCCAGTTGGACCAGTCATTGGCTGTACGCCTGCTATGTCGTATGCGATAAGATTTGGCATCGCTCTTCTTACTAAAGAAATTAGGATTGGATCCCAATTTTGTACGTAAGAAGCATCAGTTGAGTTCTGCGGAGCAGATTCATTGATGAATGCTCTATCTTCTCTTAATGCTCTTTCTTGGTTTTCCAAGATAACAGCAGTAACCGCTCTTTTATAACTATCCGTAACTTTTGGGAGTTCTGGATGTTCAAGGACCGGTGACCACTTTTTAACTAGTTGTTCAGATAAGTACATATCTTTTTTATTCTCCCTTTATTTTTTTGAACCCAATCTAATTGAGTTCTTTGTTTTAGTGATAGCGGCCGTGTAAGCAGTCATAGCGTTTGACAAATCTACATTGTCTGTAGTCTCGCCTTCGGCAACGTTATCTATTTCATTATTAGATGAAATTTCTTTTGTTGAAAAGTATGACTCTTTAATAGTCGATACTTTTTTCTTAAACTCATCAGCGTTAGTGTATTCAATTTCTTCAGCTAATTTGTTAAACTTTTCTTTGTTAGTATCAGTAAGATCAGAAGATACAGCGTCAACTATATCTTGTCTTGTTAATTTACCAATTTCAGAATTTAATTTAACGTTAGCGTCGATTTGCTCATTTAACTTACTGTTAAGCTCTTCGATTTTAGAAGCTTGATCTTCTAACACATCATATTTTTCGTCTGGTACGTTTATGTAATGATCTTCAAATAATTTTTTAAGACCAGTGATAAAGTCCTCAGCGATTTCACCTTTGATACCTCGCTCAACAGCAAGTTCGTTTGATTTCATCCATTCCTCAACAACGTAGTTTAGGTATGAATCTACTTTTTCAACGAGTTCTGCTTTTGTAGCATCAATATTTTCTTTAAGTTTTTTAGCATAACCTGATTCCATTTTTGATTTTTCTGTTTTCAATTTTGATTTGATAGCAGCTTCAAATATAGTTGCAGCTTTTGCTTTAAATTCTTCAGTTAATTTTTCATCTCCGATTAATGCTTTCACATCATCAGAAACGTCAATAACTTCTTCTTGTTCTGTTTCTTCTACTTTTAACGTTTCACCTGGAGTTGCGACTTTAGTTACACCAGCTTCTGTGTCTGGTTTTTTACTAGCGTCAACATCTGCAGCTTTTGCGTTTTGTGCGTCAGAAACTTTTTTGTTATTTTTTGTAGCGTCAGGATTGCTGTCAGTTGCTTTCACAACCGCTGCCCCTAAATCTTGTGCTTCGTTAGAAAGCTTAGTAGGTTCAGCTGCTACAGCATTCTTCTTTGGAGCATCAGCAATAGTGTCTTGTTCTACTATTGTTTCTGCTTTGACTTCTACTTGTTTTTCTGTAGCCATTTGAGAAATCTCCTTTATATTAATTGCAATTAAA